TGTCTAGCAAGTCTGGATAAGCACGTTGCCAACCTAGCAAAGGCTCGCCACCTGTAATAACAAGATGTTCATCTCGCCATTCTTCGTAGGGTAACATATCCATAATACCATCGGCAATTGCGTCTGAAGAAAGCATTGCGCTAAGATCTTTAAACCGAGGATCCCAACTAGCATAGCTATCACACCCTGTACTAACAAGTGGTAGTTCTTTGTAATTTTTAAATTCGCTAATACGATTTGCGATAGATTCTACCTCTGCACTTAGTTCGCCTCGAGGCATTCCAAATCCCGCACATTTAAAGTTGCAACCAAATGTACGTAAGAACACAGAAGGAACACCCATATAGCGGCCTTCACCTTGTATGCTGTAAAACAGCTCTGCGATTTTAATTTTGCTCATAATATATTATACACTCTTTTCAGTAGTTTTGTCAACCTTTACTAAACGCCAACTGCCGTCTTTTTGGTCAATCCAATTTATAGTATCACCTTCTTTCCAACCTGCTTGTTCTAGCAAGTCTGGAGGGAAGGTCAGTATTGCGTCACCTGTTTCGGGGTCATCTTCAACAGTCAATGTCCAAGAGTTAGGTTGTGTATTTTTCATGATTGGTTCTTTCAGGATGTTGTTTTTGCCATTCGTTTGATCGTCTTTTTCGACATTCTTCTTTGACTTCAATTGGAATATCGGGGTGCCATTCTGCCATTCCGCAGTCATATACCCTGTACTCTTGGGGCTCTGATGTCAAAATATATACTGCTAGAACAGCTAGGCTCAATGCAATAATTATATTACTAATGTATTTCATAATCTATCACTCAATAAAATTTTACAGGTAAACTGATCAGCTTCGTTGCCAAAGAAGAATGTCATCTTATCCATTTCGGGACTATAACGATATCGGTCACCCGGAAGACCAAATACAGTTAGCACTTTAGCACAAGTTTCATTCCACCAAAATCCGTCTTGACCTTGATGCCACGGAACAATTACTTCGTATGTTTTATTTTCACTCAACGATAATTTCCTTGTGCTAAATTGTTTATGTTTTTTAACTGTTGACATGCCTAGTGAACCGTTGAAGAAAACTTTCTATATAACAAGAATATTCTTTATTTGTATTTTCTGTACGGTAATGTACCCAAGTATGACCGTCTACCTCAGTCACAGTAATGACAACAAATTTTTCACGATTATTACTACCTACCCAAACACTGCCCGCTTCAACTTTTTCCATGATTATTTTCCTTCAAGTTCTAGTAATTTAATTTTTATAGATTTAAAGACTGCACAATTCCCATTGTATGTATAGTGATTCATAGTACCTCTTTCTATTTTCCATAGATCACTAAAATCAATATGTGTTTTTTCTATTGATAGTTGGTTTACAATATCAACATGACTTAGGCTAATATAGGGAATATTGATGAGAGCATTGATCTTTTCACGGATCAAGTTGTACATGTCAATTTGATAAACTTCATCGTAGTGATACTTGAACCAACCTTGACTAACAGCTAAATTTTTATTGAAAATTGAAATTCTATCGGCAATATCGTTAAAGATTAAATCGCAATCCTTGTGAAAGCCATCTTTGTGCAACGGATGATTAGTAGTATGTACTCTGCTTGGACTGGTATGACTAACAATAATCATGTCGTATTGCGTTAAATCTTGAGATTCTATTTGTTTTAAGATCTTATATTCACTAACACCTGCTTGTGCAATGTTAGTTACGATATAATGATCTTCTAATAGATTTACCCAGCCTGTAGTAACATTGGGCCATCGTGCCGCAAAGCTATCTCCAGCTATGAGTAATTTTAACTTTTTAGCCATGGTAAAAACTGAGTAGCAATCATATGATGATATTCTTTGTTATAATGTTCTTTATCTTCAATAAAGTATTTTTTGTGATCAATCATTCTTGATTTAAAAAATCCTTCGACTGCTTTGGTACTAATGGTTGTTGCTTGCAATTTTCCATAATACTCATAGTCGTCTGGATATTTTAAACGATCAGTCATACAGAATATATACAGTTTAGCATCGTGCTCGGCACAAAGTCTATCCCAAACATACATGTTTAAAAGAAAATCTCTTTTTTCTAAATAGGTATTCAGCTCAAAAAATAATTTTATTTGAGCATAGGTGTGTTTTCTTAAATCAGGTTTAACTAATCCGTTTTCAACACTGAGTTCAAACCCTGGAAAATTACTGTAATCGTCATAGACTGGTTTCTGTAGAAGTTGGACATACCCTTCTGCTTGCATTAGATCTGAATACCGTGCTAACATATCAGTATTATCTTTTGAGTCTCTAGTAAAATGGTCTAAAGGAATAACCTCGTCATTTAACTGACTTTCAAACCCTAGTGTAAATCTATTCATTGGTGCAAGACACAAGAATACCTCGTCTATATCTTGATATTTTTGAAACATTGATGTCATCCAATCAGTATACATGCGATTGCTAACACCTGCCATCGAATATATAGCAGTTGCTTTTTTGTTTTCTATGCCATACAATTCGGCATAATTATTATCGTTCCAAAAACTATAACTACCAGGCCCAACTTTACCAGGCTCACTTACATATCCGCAGGTATGACTATCACCAATAAACAATACTCGACTCATTTTTTATAATTACCTTTTTCTGGAATAACATGTCGAACACCACCAGTGGGATCTTCCATATCTCCTTTGCGCCGCGGAATTAAATGTACATGGGGATACGGTACTGTTTGTCCTGCTGCCTCGCCCCAATTTAGACCAATGTTAAATCCGTCCCATTCCCCTGCTTTGACTTTTTCTTGACCTAATTTAAGTGCATCAGCAAAACAATCTTCAATAACTCCTACAGCAGAGTATTTAGGCACAAATAACAAATGCCCATCAGTAACTGGATACTTGTCTTTAAAAACAACCACATGAAAATCATCTTGCACAACGTTGTCCCAAGGTGCCTGTCCTGCTTCTTGAGCATCTTCTAATGAGTAATGCAAGTTCATTTTAACCTCTTGAAGTTGTTTGAGTTCTAGTAATTGTAGGGCCGACACTTTCTACATCCATCCCTGCACCTCGACCTTCGTAGACTTTACCGTTCCATTTAAGTTTAAGTTTTACACTCTTGTTGAGAACAACTTCTAACACTTGTTCAAAAATAAATTGTGAAACTTCTGCCTCAACGGTCTTGCTGCTTTTTGCCATTTTAACTTGGCAAGTGTTACTGTGTCTAATAATTGTACTCATATTATTTCTCAATTAAACGTGTTGTAGTTACTCTAGATGTTTTAAAAAGATCGCTAATTTCTTCTATGGAATACGTACCTTGAATTCTTCCTAACAGCGGTAATGCACCTACTTGATTTTCAGGAGCAGTCATATCAATAAATGATTCTAAATTATTTTCTTTTACCCAACTGTTGATCATTCTATGTTGATTACTTATATCAGTTTTTCCTCTTCTAAACTGCAAAATAACTTCGTTGCCAATTGTTACCTGCGGCCTAACTCCACCGCTTTTGACTAGTTCAATATCGTTGTCTAAACAACAATGATGAATATTTTTACCAATAGTGTGATAGCCTAATAACAGATCACCAAACTCGTCAGGATGATCCCAGTACTGGTATAATGATTTATCTGTAATTGGAACAGTATGATCTCCGCCAGTTGGAGAATTTTTAACATTTCCGTGTAAGAAGAAAGAATAGTTTACAATTGTATTTTCCGTGTTCTTTAAATTTTGTACTAATTTTTCTAACTTGTGAATATAGACATTTAATTGCACAAGCGGATTATATGTACGATGTGTGTCCCCTACCTTTTCAATAAACATATGAAACACATGGTGCAAATGATTTAACATTTTTTGATTATCAGCAGTCGGATCAATGGTGTCGGGCATATCAATAAAATCAACATCAACATACTGTTTGCTGTTAGTTCCATCAACAAGCCGCTTCATTGTTTTCCAAAGATCGATTATTTCTCTGCTATCTGGTAAAACATTAGCCCATTGATTTTCAAATACAGAATGATTGTCTACCTGCATGATCCATCGAACTCTGTCTAACCATATTTGTGAAACAGGAGTATCTACAATTTGATACGTCAGCGTGGTGGTAGCTTTGTTTTCATTCACAAAGTCTATTTCATAAAACGTATCTAAAAACTTCACTTAGCCCACCAATCCTCAAATGGAAAATCTATCCATGCATTGTTTTCTGCTTTATTGATTTCGACGCCTGTGTAGTCTGCGGTAATTGCAGCATCTGATGCTAGATTATCAAATAGCACAGCATACCGTACATTCTTGTTCCACACATTGTCCCACACAGGATCATCTGGTAGACCGTTTGAACGCCAATCTTCAATGATCCAATTGATAGTTGCACCGCTGTCATTGATGTCATCGACGATTAAAATATTTTTTCCGTTGAACGCATCTTCTGACATCCAGCAGTTGCTTTCAGTTTGTCCTTCATCTCGAAGACTGACCTTTAATGTTTCTAACGGAACATCGAGCCAATGGCTAATTAAAACAGCGGGAACAAGCCCGCCTCTAGTGATACCCACAATGTAATCAGGTCGCCAATTACTTGCAGAAACATCTCTGCAAATCTTAGATACTAGGTGTTGTAGCTCGGGCCATGTTACAGTGCGTTTGTTCATTTAGCTGCCTTTCTCATGGCCATGTATTCATCGTTTTGAATCCATTTATTTTTAACTAGAAATCCCCACTCACGTTTTTGTGGGCCGGGCATGAACAAAGTCCAAGCAGTTATGCCATGAGCAAGCTCAATACGATGATAGCTGTTAGGGCTACATATACGAAAATGGCCAGGTCCTCTCCATTTGCGTATCTCACATGATTTAGTACCGTCTGAGTTAAATTGTGGAATCCATTCATAGTATCCACCTTTCAAAATCAGCGTGGCATACGGCCATGGGTGATCATGAACATCGTCCGGATCACCTTTTAGGAACTTGTGCAAGAACACATTAAACGGAAAATGTTTACGATCTTTAAGGAATAGATAATAACGTTCTAAATATGGCTCGTTGTCAACACGATCCATAATGACACGTTTACGACCTAACTTATCAAGTAATTTCAACAACCAAATCATACTTCTTCCTTAAACCATTCGTCTACCATAGCTTCTGCTTCGTCTTGAGTAAGTGCAGGCACAAAGATTCTAGCAGGCTCGCCGGCAGTGTGTTGAATATTAAATTTTACTACACCTGCAGGAATTGAATTAAATTCTCGTTCAACAATAAATTCCTGCATGTTCATTGCACGATTGATTAAATTATCTGCTAGTTCTTTGGCTGTTGTTGTCATCTTGGGGCAAACTCCTGTTGTAATTTAATATTATCAAAGAATTCTTTTTTTGTATTGCCGTCAGTATTAAAAGCACCTTTGAGTACTGTAGTCTGTGTAAGACTAGAGTGTGCCATAATACCTCGATTCTCACAGCAACCGTGTGTGGCTTGAATATAGACTGCTACGTTTTGAGAATCTGTTGCTTTAGAAATTTCTCGAGCAATGTCATTGCATAGTTCTTCTTGTAGTGTACCACGACGAGCACACCACTGAGCAATACGTGTATATTTGCTTAGGCCGATAAGTTTATTAGCGGCAATGATTCCGATATACGCAACGCCAGAAACAGGCTGGTGATGATGACTGCACATACTACGAAGCTCACTTCTAACCACAAGCATGCCTTCGTAGCGATCTTCTGAATCATTTGGAAATGCTGTTGCATCTGGTGCTGGGTCATATCGACCTCCCATAATTTCGTTAAAGTACATTTTAGCCAATCGACGAGCAGTACCTTTGCTATTAGGATCATTCTCACGATCAATAAGCAAGCGGTCAAGAACAGTTTCAAATGCTTCTGCGGCTTCGTCAATTAGTTTTTCTTTGTCGCCCTCGTGAAGATAATCACTAATGTTATCGCCGGCCCAAAAGCGTTTGCCTTCACGTTTCATTTTAAAACGAATAGTATCGCCTAAGTATGCTTCTTGATAACCTTTATCGTCATCGCCTTGCTGTTCTGCGCCAGCAAGAACGTTTTTTAAATCTTCTGATGTAAATGTGGTCAATTAAATTCTCCGAGTTTATGTCGTGGATGACATTTATATTATTATTTTAACATCTCTAATAGTTTATTGCAACTAAAAAAGTTTTCTTTTAGTATTTCTACTTGTTTATTTAGGCTAGGGATCCTAGTAGAATAATTATCCATATGCGACATAATTGCACGGCATAGGTCCGGACGAAATACGGTATAGGCATCGTAACTTTCAGTCCACTTGCTAGGATACTTAAACATATCCAATGCCATCTCGCTATAACTTAAACGATCCGGAACCATGGGAATAGCATCTACTACTGCACCTTCATACCAACTGATGCCTAGTGTTTCTTGTAGGTTAGCACTAAACACAAGTTTAGCTTCACCTAATAGATTATGATATTCGTTCTTTGTCAATTGTTGTTCTTGACAGACAACAAATTCATATTGAGGAAGGAAGTGTTTAAGATCATGGAAGATTTCAACTTGTTTCTCTGGTGCAAGGCGATGTGGGAAAAGGATAAGATCACGTTTCTTCATGTTTTTATACATGAGTAGTGTATCTTCCATGTATTCCATAGGCCATCCTGTCTGCACAATTTTACCTTCTTTGATAAATTCGTGTACAGTATCTTCTAGTGTGTCATCTAAAAGATTTTTACAGAACATATCAATGTGAAACTGTGTGGCAAAGTAGTTGTGGTCGATGGCAGCAAAGAATGATTTCTCTGCGTGTCTAACCCAAGGAGCATCGCCAATTAAACGCCCTAAGAAATCTTGAGGATCGTAACTGCCGGCGTGCCAAAGTGCGTGAATAGTTACAGGAATCTGCAATAATTCACTCATGTACTTTAAGTTTATGATGCCCGGATGCCAAGCATCAGTAAAAATAAAGTGGTCGCCGGGATGAACGGATCCGTTACAAAACAACCGACCCATTTGTTCAACTTGAGCAGACTTGTATATGTTAGTACCGCCAAAGTTGAGAAAAGCACCTGGAGTAGTAGCCCGGGGAATATCCTCAGGGCCAGATAGAACTTGAACATGATGTCCCCTCTTTCGTAGCAACGCAGGCAAGTGGGTCTTCCACTCGCCCGTGTAGCGTGTTTCAACTGCTTCTAAATCAATTAGAAAAATTGTCATTGGTAGTTGTTGTGACGAGGCTTGTTGCCTAAGTATGGTTTACGTTCGCCATTCCATGGACGACGTGGACGTTGACTGTTTAAAAACGCCCTATAGTTTTCATTTCCCTTATCGTAAAGATGGGCCGGATTGATTTCTCGCAACTCAAGTTTGCAAAATGTTTCATAAGCCTCAAGATCGTCGAAGATTTTAGAAACTTCAGGTTTCATTGCAAGGTACTTATTGAGCCAGGCAGGATTCGCCATTTTTTATTTCCTTATTTCAGTATTTGATAAAACTACCATTTTCTCCGTCTTCGGAGACCTCAATCCAAACCTCACGGTCTGGATACTTTTGTGAAATCATGTCATATAAATCGTCTGACATCATTTCGCAACTCTTATAATCTAGCGACAGTACACCTTCGTTGCTAGAATACAATTTTTCAAGCCATCGCTTGAATTGTATGAACTCCACATCTCTGTCATTGTGGGTAACACTAAGATAAACCCTAAAATGAAAGATATGACGATGAGGGTTAGCCAAAAACGATACATCATATTCATCTCCTGTTGCAAGGTTGGGATCTGTTGCGGCTGCTGGATATTTGTGAATACCTTCTTTACGGAAGGTAACCCAAATCATTTTGTTAGGGCGAACGTCTTGTCTAATAATCATGTGATATTCTTTGCTGATACTGGACCTTTGCTTTGCAAGCCAAAGTTCTCTTTAATTGCAGTCCCACAAAGAGTGCGCTGATATGCAGCCTGCTCTCCTGGACCTTCTTTACTAAATTGTAGTTCAAAACATATTTTAGCACATTCTTCAATAAGAAGTCTAGCAAATAGTTCTTGATTGATAAGATTGTTTTCAGTTGCCTTATCAATAATTGTTTGAATATTTGAGTTCATGATTTTAATGTTTCCATAGTGATAATTTTACCAATTTCCGCTCCGAGATCTTGATCTTCAGTAATCACAAACATGGCATTCATATTTTCGTCCTTACGACGATTGTAGTGTCTAGTTTCAATTACAAAGCCACCGCTGGCACGATATACTTGTAGTCGCATGCCTTCACTATTAAATTTGCTTTCTTCAACAGATATAATAGAATCGGAATAAGAATCTTCTTTTTCTTCAAACAACCATTGACGAAGTTTTTGTTTAAAAGTTAGTTTCATGTTTGCCTTTTTAATTTGATTGGCACCAACAATACGGTTTGACCTTGTTGACGCTACTGCGTATCCACCACTCATTTGATAATCTCATCGTTAGTGTAAGCACACCACGGTGTGAACTTACTGCGGTCTTTTAAATCGTGTAGACTGTGAGACCACACGCCGGGATTGGTTGCTTTAAAGTCTTTGTCATCAATTTTAAGCATTGTGTTATAATTCCACAGTTTGATATATGGAATTGGTATACGGATTTGCGGAATAAACATATCATAATCGTTTAATCCGCCATCATTGAATTCTTCTACTTGATTTAGTGGAATGTCCAAACTACACCAGTAGCCTTGCTCGAGAAAATATGTAATCATATCTTCCCATTGTTTGTGCTCATCATATCCATTAGGATTAAAACTGTGATTAGCACCAAAGAAAATATGTTTAATATGTTTGCTAGTATCAAGCAAACAATTGATGTCGCCAAGAATGTGTTCAATCACTTGCTCGTTTTGAACACCAGTAACAAACAATGTACGCATACCAAATGTGGGAGTATGTTCAACTTCATTACCAATAAAGAAGTTTACATCTTCACTTATGCCGTCAGTGTAATCACGTTTCATTCGGATCTTCCGCTAGTGCAACTGTCATTCCAAAGTTCTTGGGCCTGTTTTTGATACTCGGCAAGATCCCAATCTCGTTTAGCTTCAACTAATTGTTCTTCAGTTAGTCCATGCCAGCCAATACACTTGCCTGTTGGGCTACGACCGCAGCCACACTTGCCAAACTCTTTTGTATCTTCTTTTACTCGTACTTGCATATTATTCTTCAAATCCTTGTGATTTCATATATTTGGCACGTTCTTCTTCACGCTTTGTTTCGCAAGGAGCACATATGGTACGAACCCAGCCACCGATGCCGCCATTCTCAGCTTTAGGCCAGTTTGTCTTAGCTTGGGCACCACAGCCTTCACAGGTGATACCTGACATTGATTCTGCCATGCTAACAAGACCGCTGATATAGTCATCACCGCCTGTGTAATAGAACCGTAGTGTGCCAAACTTTTCTTTGACCTGATCCAAAGTTACTTGAGGGATAGCATCCGGTACCGGTCGCATGTCTTCGGGCGAGGCTGTACTATTAAAAGTAATTGCCCAATTACGCTGTTTCTCTTTCCAATCAATGTGATGTTGAATACTGCCCATAAGCTGATCCAGGATATTGAACCAACCATCTCCACATTCGAAGCCCCAACACATACAAGTTTCTTGCATGTTCTTGTTGCGATTGATCATCATCTTTGGATACTTTTCGCACAACAGTTTATCTAGTTCTAGATTCATTACCAGCTCTCCACTCCACGCACTTCTACACGAACAATAGCAGGATAGTCTGCAATCATAGTATTATATGATAGCGTAAGAATACTACCAATGCCAGACTTGTTTTCTTCTTCCAAAGTAAAATATTCTGTGCCTGCTTCTGTACAGATTTTTTTAATCTTATCTAAGTCGTATACATTCAAATGAATCATTTTATGCCTGTGTGTGGAGTTCTTGCTTACGCTTTAGTATAGCAATTTTGTCCTTTAAATGCAACCTCTGTTTCTTCAATTCTTCAAGTTTTAGGTCTTCAAACAGCCCATTCTTTTCCAAAGTATCAACTTGTTTGTCCAAAGCGCGATGCGCTTCTTCTAAATGTTTAATTCGTTGCTCATACATAGAGATCTCCTTTATTCAGCTACAAGTTTATCCAATGCTTCATCTTCACGATCTTCTTCCCAGTGTTCGCCTTCGTCTTCTGCAAACAGTCTGTGGAATTCATTAGTTACACCACCACGTAGTCTAGCACCAGCAAGGCTAATCAAGAAATCGTTAGCTTCGTCGATAAGACCAAATGCTTCTTCTTTAGTAGCACACTTAAACAGATCTTTAACAAAACTGTCAAGGTACAATACATTGCGTGGAACCCAATCACTGTACTCGTCACTGGCAATATCTTTAGACTTCAAAGGCTTCCAGTCTCTCCAAGAGTTTTTAAACTTGGCAATTTCGATATCCATCAAATTACAAGCACGTTGCACCGCACGGATGTGACATTCTACATTATGACCCATCATTAGTGCATAACCAAAACTATCCCAACTGGTTTTACCTTCTTTGCCAATCTTGTTTAACATGCCCGGAGCATAGTGACAGATGTCAGCAATAGTTAGTCGACGACCAAAGTCGCTTTCGAATGGGAATGGGATATCGTGTTTACCGGCAAGTGCCTTGTTATCAGGAGCCTTGTCCATAATAACACTCCAACGCTTGTTAGTATGTTGTGCGTTTGTGTACACAAGACCGTGAGCAGTAGCAATGAATGGACTTGCACAGTCAAAGCTAATTGTAAATTCTGGATTTACAGTTTCACGAATTTGTCTTTGAATACTTGTCAAGAAACATGCCCAATCTAATTGTGCAGTACCCAAGAAGTGCATCCAATTCTTGCCTTCTAGCAATCCGTCAAATTTTAATGTAATCAAACGCTTTAGTGTAATAGGCATCTTGCACATATTAGCACCGCCCATAGCCCAACCTTCTGCGGCTTTGTCACCCCATACTTCCGTGTCACTGAATTCTTTAACACCTTGGTACCATGCTTCTGCACTATCCCAGTCACTACCTTGTAACACATTTAAGAACTTTGTTACGCCTAGTCGATTTTCTAAGAAATACTTGTTATTGAATCTTGTTTTTTCTAGACAGTCTTCAAAAGACTTTAAACCAGTCTTTGGACTGTGAATATGATCGCAAGCCCATGTAGGAACGTCAAGCATCATTGACCAATCAGCAGTAAGTTCCAACCACTCAAGAATTTGTTTTCGAGTTTTATTTGCAGCGGCCCCTTCAAAGTCCAACCAATCAAATTTAAGAATACCCTTACCGATCTGGTATCCACCCGAGTCGCCTAAGATCATAGTTTGTCCGCGATTGCGATCTTGAATCATACTATCTTGCACCATAGTCTTTTGTAAGTCTAATTGTGCATGACCTGCAGAGTACAAACCATATTTGTAATGGAAATAGCCCTGTTCAGGATTTAAAAAGTTCATACCTTCAATGCCGCGATCAAAACCTTTAGGAATACGATCCTTAGGTACAAATTCTTCTAGACGTTGTTTAGCAACGTATGTAGAATAGAAAGAACTGATAGCAGGCAAATAGACTGCATAATCTTTCTGTAAGGGTGTTAGGTCAACTGGTGGTTTCATAATCTCTCGCTAATTTTGCTGTAATGTTTAATTGTTGCTTGGCCTGTTCTAAATTTTCTAATGCTATTTTAACAGCTTGGTTCTGATCTCCTAACTGTTTCCATGCTAGTTCTTCGTCACGCTTTTGACGGGCCCAATCAAGCAATGATTCAGCTTCGCTGTTCAAGCCAACACTAGCATGGGCCATGCTGAGCATGATCCATGTGCTGCCGTCAAAAACTTCCATGCATTGATTAGAAGTATTGTATCGCATGTTGCCAACACCTTGTTGTCCTGAATAGCTGTTCACATAGGTGCTGGCATTACCATTCGTAACTGTTATATAACGGCCGGATTGTGTAATGCCTTTGATCATATTTAGGCAGCTTGTGCTGGAATAATATATTTGTAAGTTGCCAATCCGCTATCAAGAGTAATCTGAATAGCACCTTCATTTGACAACGACATCTTGGTGTTGTTTACATCTGCAATCTTTAAAATGCTCAAGATTGGCAATACTGGCCAAGTCCAACCGCGATCTAGTTTACCTGCAACGTTCTGTGCAAAAATAAACTCACCACCGTGTGTTGATGCATCACCGAAGATAAACTTCAAGTTTCCGCCTTCTGTCTTTGCCAAGAATGTTGGATGCTCATTGTTAGCACCTGCTTGGAAGTTGAAACGTTGTACTGATGCCACGCTTGGCTCAATCTCTACATCCCATTTAACACCACGGAACTTGACAGTCTTCATTTTTTCGTTGATGATTTCTGTATTCATAAAACGATAGTCGTTCTTGAAGTCTCCGCTAGCGTTTTCAAAGTGAATGCCTACAGGTAACTTTTCGCCGTTGCGTTCTGCGGTAGTAATAGTAATTTTTGCATCTTCTTTGTACTCGTTGCCATCTAACAAATATTTTAATTTGTTTAATTGTGGCATACCAAAAACGCCAAGCATATCTGGATATGGATTAGCAGTTTCTGCCTCCATAATAACTGAACGATCGTCAGCCATAGAGTTGACTGTGGTCTTTTGTTCTGTGCCTGTAACTTTAACCGTGGTCAAGAAACCTAGGTTCTGTGTATGCGACACGATGTCTTGTAAAATATCTTTCATTGAAAGTTCTCCTGTATATGAATATTATATTTAGGTTTAGTGTAAAAAGCAACCGCAATTTACTCAAAGTCAAATAACTTGTTGAATGTGTTATCACTTCTTGTTGAACTGATGTCCCATTCCAAAACACCAATCAAGTTTTCTAATTTCTCATCAATAACGGCAGTTTCCATTTCCGCATCGTTAAACGGCAGGTCTTTAAACCATTGCGGCAATCGAAGTTCGTCTACCGGATACGCCACTGAAGTATAGCCCATTGGATTATCTTTAACCTTACATACGATTACTTTAGCACCGTCTGTAATGGCCATTGAGTATTTGTCATCCATCATACGCTTTAAAGTATTCCAGTTTAAACTAGCACGAACGTGTCCGGGCATATTAGTCTTGCCTGCCTTCTTTTCTTTGTCGCGGTATTCTGAAATCTTATTAGCACGTTTAGGCGAACCTTTCTCCCAGCCCGGTCTAGTTTTAAAATCTGTACGGAATCCAGTAATGTATTCTAGTACATCATCTTTCTCTCCGCCCTTCAACACCATTTCAAGCACGTTGCTCAAAAAGTCTTGAATAACCACAGGAGTGTCGCTACGCTTTAGATCAAGTCCCATTGCTTTGATCTTTCCCGCCTTACCATCAACATCGGCACGTTTTCCTTCTTTGTCAAAGTAGAGCACGGCATATCGTTTTTTGGTAATGAATAATCCTTTGGAAGCAACAATCTCGCGACCTGCTTTGATGACTTCGCCTCTGGTTTTAGGGCAGTGGAAGACGTCTTGCATGAATTTTGTAAAGGTGCCATTTACTTCTTCTCCTATAGTGTCGTAAAGTTCAATAATGTTTTCTTTACCCCAAGGAATAAGACCTTTGTCAATGTCCTTCTTTAGGGTAGAGTAAGCAGAAAAATAACACGAATCAGTATCACCGTAGATAATAGCTTTACCTACGTGATCGTATTCGCCTGTAATAATTTCGTTGACTTTACTAGCCATGTGTTTAGCAATAGCACGGCCTGTAAGAGTAGTTGATTGTCCAATTCTATTATCAAAGAATCGACAACCGGGATTCAAGATAGCACCGTATAAGCTGTTCAAATTGATCTTCTTGACCAATTGTCGTTTGTCCCAGTATTCTTCTTCAATCTTGTTGCCTGCTTTGATACAGTCTTTGAGTTTGGCCTGCATCTCTTTACGTTCTGCATACCAACGCTTTAGCAAGCCAGGAATAATACCTTCTTTCTCGTAGGTAAAGATAGTACCATTAGCTGAAAGCATCCAGGGTTGGTTACTGTCAAAAATTAAATCATAAATTTGTGCGGCTGATAATGTATCGCTGCCGCCATCTTCCCAATCAATGGTAAGTTCGCGCCCAACTTCTCGATTCATGACAGCGGTATATTCAACACTGCCAAACATACCTTCCCAAGCAGACGCAAAGCTCTTGCCTTTTGCTATTTCGGCAGCAATATAATCCTTAGTTCCGTCTTGACGAAGTTGACCTACAATAGTTTCCGGACCCATGTTCATGGCACGAATTGCCGACGGGTATAATGAGTTGATGTCCAACGATCCGATCCATTCATGAATTCCTTTCTTAGGATAGGCAACATAAGCACCAGCTGCCTGATTAGTTTCGTTGGGGTCACGCTGTTGTCTATTAGGAACAATCATTCCACGCTTGTGGGCTTCATTGATAATGGCCTGCTCAGTTACAGCCACCGCACCCATAGTAGTCTGTAGCAACACAGTACATTCATGGGCCAGTGTGTTAGCAAGATCCATAAACTTCAACTTCTTGTCTAATTTTTCTAACAACATACAGTCTTGTCTATTGTATTCAATAAACCTACGGAAGTCGTTGTTGTATAGTTGATCCAAGGTGCCTTCGTAGACAGTCTTGTTCTCACCTATCTCCATCTCTCCAATGGCATCCAATCGATAGGTGTGTCGTTCTTCATAGGTGTACTTGCGGTACAGCTCGAGACTGTCCAGATGAACGCGACCAATAAGATCATAAGTAATAGCGGTCTTTCCATATTTTTCGTATTCTCGTTTCTTTGGGAATTGATTCCATAGACAGAATCTACGAGTGTCCTCTTTACTGAGAACTTTGGTCACACGATTGACAGTATAGGGAATATCAAAGCCTTCACTGTTCCAACCACTTAAAATATCTGCATCTTCAATCAAATTGAGGAATGTATCTAACATTTCTCCTTCGGTTTCGAATAACATGGTGTTTGGGAATTCTGCAACTTGTTTAGTTGCTTCTTCCATCGATAGTGTTTTGGGAGGAAGAGCTAGACATACCATAGTCTCCATCCATTGTAGGTAGACAGCGATAGCAGTAATCGGCATAAATGCATCTTCTGGTGAAGCATAGCCACGTTCTGGATCAAAGTCTACCTCAATGTCGAACCATGCTACATTTAGTTTAGGAGCGTCAACGTTTAGGTAGTTGTCTTCAAGACAACGATAAATGGGATTGATGTCACTTTCAAAAAGTGTTTTGTTTGAATGAATTGCAAGTTCTTTGCGATGTTCTTTTACATTTTTAGAACTTACTCTGGACAATGGCTGTCCAAAAATACTTGTAAATTTACCTCTAGCGTCGGGGTAATAAAATACATGTCTTGCAGGATGTTCTTTAAAGTGTCTTTCACCTTTGTCATTTCTTTCAACGACGCGAATCATATCCTGCTCTCTATCATAGAAAGCGTCTACATAACTCAAATTTTTCTCCTATGCAATTTACGGCTTGCAAATACCAAACTTGCGGATTATGGCCACGCCTACCTTCTAACTTTATTTAACTAATTAGCATCCTAATCAACCCAATGGTGTCGATTGTGGTTAGCAGTATATAGTTAGCCAACATGCCAAAAGATTTCCTAGTCCAAGCAGCCCAAGCATACAAAGCACAACCAGTGATCCAAACAGGATAAAGAGCAAGAAGCGGAGGAGTGGGGACTGTGACTGCCATAGTAATCGAGCAACCAATACTGATAGCCCAAGCAAGCAACTCAACAGCAAAGCGAATTGGGTTAGACTTAAAGTCATCTCGAATCCAATCTAAGGTTGGTTTAAAAAAATCAATAATCATTCAGGTAGACGCTTTGTAACGCCAAGAATCATTTCAATATCATTCCATTCTTGTTCGTGATCTTTCCAGTTATCTTTGTGTGCAATTGAAATTGCTTTGTTGATAACGCTAGGTTTAATTTGCAGTTCTTCTGCAACGGCTTTAACAGTTTCTTTAAGACCTTCTTTAAGATCTTCTACTTCACGTAATACATTGCCGCCTTCGTTGATAAGACGTTCTAGTTTTGCTTTTTCTTCAGGGCCGTACATTCTGGTTGACATAATAATCTCTCCTATAAGACTATTATATAGTCAAAGAAAAAGCCGGTCAACTAAATTGCCGGCTTTTGAGTGTAATTGGTTAAATTACTTTTGATCTTCGCTTAGTACGTCGTACATTTCGAACACACCACCGTTGCGCTCATAGATCAATCCAGCATATACTTCCGCTTTCATGCCTTCGCTGAACTTTGACTTAGCAACACGCTGAGCCCAAGCAAACAACGCGGTATCAACTGGATCAATAGCCTGCTGTCCACCGCTCTCTTGAACCAACGTGATCATTTCTTTAAATGTTAGTTTTGTTTCAACGCTTTCTTTAACAGGACGCTTTTTGCCTTTTGGCATCATTTTGCTTTCGTCTGTTTTCTTAGCTTCTTTCTCAGCTGCTTTACCGCTGTAGTTCTTACCAGCAGTATGCTTTAAACCTGTTTTGGTTTTTTCAATAGTACCGCCTGTAGAAGACTTCTTCTTGTCGCCAGTCTTCATTTCAGCAGCTTCTTCAACTGATTCTTTCTTACCAAAGTATTTGGCTTGAGCAGCACTCATGCCTTTCTTGCCAGTTTCTTTCTTGTCACCACCTTTAGACTTAGAAGCTGACTTCATTGGCTCTTTTTTGTTACCGTCTTTGTCAAGATCTAAAAAGTCTGGCTTAGAACCTTTCTTGGCCTCAACCATTTTGGCAAACTTAGATGTAAATTCTGGATCAATGCTTTCTTTCTTGGCCTTTTTCTTAGCTGGCTTGTCATCTTCGTCGTCACTATCAGTTTCAGCTTTGCTTCCACCGTAGTTCTTACCAGCATGGTGTTTGATACCTGTTGCTGTTTTTTCAATTGTGCCACCAGTTGAACTAGGCTTTTTGTCGCCTACCTTCATGCCTTCTTCAATTTCAGCATCAGCTTTTTTCTTAGACTCAGCAAGGATAGTTGACTGTCCTGCTAGTACACGCATTTGTGCCTGTTCGTCTAGCTGAACTGCCTTTGGTAGTTGCGGAGCTTTAGGAAGATCGATAGGATCATCCATGCTAGAAATTTTAGTAATTAGTGATTTGAAATCCATTTTTATCTTCCTTGATATTTTTTCTCTAACCATTGCTCTGTAAGACTACTTTTAATCTCATGTTGCACTGATTCTTCGAATTCTCTCGGCCCTTTTTCTAAAGCACTATCATTGGCCATTTGATATTCCATGTGCTCGTGTACTGAATTTAAGTGATCGTTAGCAATAGTAATATGACTGCTTACCCAACCATCTAAATTGTCACCTTCTTTGATCATCTTTAATAGGGCAATAGCATTTTTAGCCACTTGAACTAGCTCTGCTTTTGCCATACTGGCTTCATGATCTGAATTTTTAAGGTCCATACTATATTTATCTTTTGATGGCATTACCGCTGCCGAATATGTTGGCAGAACTATCTAGGGCGTTTGTGCCTGGTTTCTGCATCTTCATTTTGGGAGGTTTAGCACCTTTCTTTCCGCCAGCTAGATTAGGGCTTACAACAGTGGCAATATTTCCACTTGATGTTGCTCCGGCTGTAGCAGATTCTAAAATGTCACGTATTTTCATAGTCTAATATTTATCTTTGGGCTAACTGTATTTTGTAATCTTTAAACGCACTTTGTCTGCTATCTAAACCACGCAGTCCTGGGTTTATGTATTTGGTAACCTGCGTAGTATCATTGAAGTTATCCACTTTTGCCTGTACTCTATTCTTCCAATACCATACCGCTACCTTGGCAGCAACCATGGGATTCTCGACCATTTCCGGATGTTTTTCCAACGGAAGCCCAAGAGCATCTCCGGCTTTTTTGTAGTTGTCGCGACCTGTAAGTTGTATAAAGCCTCGCCCTGCATAGCGTGATCCGTCGCCCGTTTTTGTATTGCCCAGTATTTTGGCTTTCTTTGGAGCATGTTTAGGGTCGTATTTCTTGAAGTCTAAACTGCCGCCTATCTCTTTCATCTTGGTAAAGTTCAAAGTTTCATGTTGACATTGTGCCATAAACTGTGCAAGCTCTGTACCTTTAATACCTGATTTAATTGCTACGCTTTTTAATGTAGCTTCTGCTTCTGCAGGACTAATTTTTTTAACAGGTGCTACTGCCTGCGGTGCAGGCGCTTGTTTAACCTGTTGAGTAATAGCAGGTTTATCTATTTTTTTCTTTTTAGCAGCTTCTGCATCGCCTGATGCGCCTAATGCGGCTGCACCAATAGCAGCACCTGCTACCCAATCTTTCCAACCTTCTTCAATATCGTTGTTGGCAATATCTTGTTCTAAATCTCTTACAATTAAATGAAGAAATTCTTTAGCTGCGCCGTCACCATATTCTAAACTTTTAATAATAGCATGTGCGCCTTCAGTACCAACTTGCTGTACAATATGTGTTAGTAGTTTTTTAGTTATATGAGGCAATCCTTCTGGATCACCTTCTGCTTCGTTTTTGGCACGACCAGCTTTCATGTTGGCTAACCAATGGGCCATACGTGCTTTTTCGCCTGTGCTATGTTTAGCAGTTTTACGGAGACTGCTTACACTTGCTTTAGTGTTGACGCCTGATCTCTTTGCTAGACCTTTGCGACCAGGATGTTTACCGTCGGCAAAGTTTTCAACAATAAATTCATTTGCTCGCATCAGCAGTTCCAGCGTCTACGTGCTTTGCAAATTGCCTTGTCTGGAGTTTTAGAACAGTCAATATGATGCATCTTTTGTTGCCCAGCTGATCTAGAACAATAGCTTGAGCGGCGCTTGCTGGCTTTACTACCACGTTTTAGTTTGCTTGGCTTTGTGGTCACGGCAGTTTTTAATTTACTTCCGGGATGCTCGCGTCGATAGGCATTGACTGCCTTGCGACTCATACCATCAGTCTTATCTCGCTTGTTGGCTTTTTGCCAATCTTCATTTACTGGTTGTGTAACAGCAAACACATACAGTTCGTCGTCTGTAAGCGTTGATAGATCTTCCCAAACAAGTTCAACATCAACTGCATTTTGATCTGCAATCTGTTCAATGATGTTTTCAATCATGTCAAACTCTTGATGCAGGCTTTCATTCTTAGGCTTCTTGTGATGCTTCTTCATATTGATAGCGATAGCGGCCTGCTGTGCCGGCGATCCTGCTTCCGCCACACCTTGCTTTAGACAATGTTTTAGTTCTTCTACGGCTTCTTCGTATGAATCGTAACCACCGTAACTTACTACACCGTAGCAAGTCATATACCATTGGCCGTTGCCAGGACTTGATTCACGGTCAATGCCAACTTCGCCCACTGGCTTACCATTCTTCTTGAAGATTTTGCGTTGTTGGTCTGCGTGACCTTCCGCCACACTTTCATTAGGCACACAGTTATTGACTCTAACACCGCCTTTGATTTTAGTACCTTCTTTGTGTTTGCCTTTCCAACACTTAGGATCTAATCGTTGTTTAACAGCTTCTGTTAAAATTTCATTTGCTTTCATACTTGGCTGTAAGGATTGCTAGGACGATCCTCTTCTCCTTGTTGTTCTGGATATACTAGATATGTGTCAACTCCTGCAATAGATCCTAAAAACTGTTCTTCTTTTATTTTATAAAAGGGATCGTTGACATCTAACACACAGTCTTGTTCTAAACTGGTATCAACTTTATAGGTTACACGATATTGTTTCATACTGAAAAACTACTCCCGCAACCGCAGGTAGTCTGTGCATTTGGATTTTTAATCACAAACTGACTGCCCATAGCTTCTTCTTTGTAATCAATTACAGCACCTTGGAGATACTGCATACTCATGCTGTCAACTAAAACATTGAATTTATCACTTAGGGGAAATTCAAAATCATCTTCGTTCTTTTCTTCGTCAAAGGTAAAGCCGTAACTAAAGCCAGAACATCCGCCACCTTGTACAAATGTGCGTAACGCTAGCTTGGGATTGTTTTCTTCTGCCAGCAAATCAATAATTTTGTCCTTTGCTGATTCTGTTATCTCAACCATTATGATCCTCCTACGAGATCACCTGCTTTTGCAGGCTTGTTTTTCTTTGGACCGTCGTTACGCCATTGACCAGCCTTACCTTCTTTATGTCCAACTTTAGCACCAGCAAACGGAACGTCCCCTTCTGCCATTGCAAGATCTTTTTTGTGCTTGACGTTGCCTTGCTTTTCTGCTTTCTTTTTATCTTTGTGTGCGCCACTACCCTTGGCAACAGTTTGAGCGGCATGTGCTACAGGATTGCGAGGCTTGGTATTATGCTTTACAGCCTTACGACCTTTTTTGTGCTCTACAATAAATTCTGTGGCTTTCATACAGTTATTCCTCTTGATCTAATGCCGCCCTTGGAGCGAATTTTACCTAGCTCTTCCAGAGCATGGCGTATCTGTTCCATGTTCATTTTTAATTCTTCAAACTGTCGAGCCATGATTTGCCATTCTGCTGGGCTTGCATTTTCTGCACGAGCAGCTAGATCTTTTAATTGACCAGCAGCACGTAGCATACGATATTTTAATTTAGCAGGATTGGCCTTATCGTGACTGTGAATCATAGGATTCATTGGATCGGCAGGATCCATTTCAATCGGCGCTTCGTCTAAACTTTCACCCCACCCTTGTTCGGCACGTTCTTCAGGGCTCATATTGTTTACGATATTGACTAGACCTTGATATTGTTTTTCTAAAAATTCTCTGCTGTCCCACTGCTCCTGAGTCCAATGACGTGGACGCATACCGTGTACATCTTTATAGAAATCCCAAATTTCTGATTGTAATGATTCTAGATCGTTAGAGTTTTCTTCTATGCTTTCAGCTGGCGCTTTAACTTTTTTCTTTGCTAACTTTGCCTTTTCTTTTTCTACATATGGTAATAGATATTCTGCGACCAAATCAAAAAATGCAGTACCGTTTATTGGAGTGTCTGCATCAACACCTGCGGCATTGCTAAATGCATCGCGGTCACCTTTAGTTACTGCATCTCTCAGTGCAGTAGCAGAACTTAAACGGGGAGTTGGCTTTTGTATAATGTTTGCAAAATTGTAAAGACCGTGTGGTCCTTCTTTGCCGTTATATTGCTGAACAGTTTTAGTCACCCAATCTTCATCTGTGAAACAGACCAAAGTACCGGCATCTTTGTGTGCATTGTAGCAATGACTTGCAAGGGTCAGCCAACTGGTTTCAGCCATAATATGTTTAGCGACCGGAGGCCAAATGGTTTTCATTGCTTCGACTTTGACATCGTATGGTAACGGATCCTTGGGACCTTGTGTGCTTTCGTTTGTGCCAACATACCAGTAGGTACACTTACTGGCCAGTTCCCAGGCAGCTTTGTGACCTTTGTGCGGAGGATTAAAACGGCCAAACACAATGCCTACTGTTTTAGAATCTGCTTCAAATAGTTGTCTTAGTTTCATGTCGGAGTCCACTTACGTCTATTGACCATTTTCATATGGCCTAGATTCTTTCCGTCGTCTGCGTAGCGTACTCGACCTTCACCATTTGTATCCCAAATGTCGCCCTGCTCGCCTTCAACTTGATCAAGGATTTGATCTTTCATATTCATAATTTGATGTACTAATGAAAATATAGCTTCTAGGGCATTTGGATTTTGTGTTGATAATTCTTGTACCTTGGCCTGCTTGCCAGCACTAACTTTGCTAGTGGTCAACCAACTAAAGAAATGTTGTGGTCCAACATCATCTAACTGTTTAGCTCTAGAACTTTGGTTGACATAGGTATAGATAATATTTTTAAGATCGCTGAGACCGGCAGCGCCAGAAAGGAATCGATCAATTTCTTTACTATGCTGTTTAAGATATTTTTCAACATTTGTTACAGCACTCATGTCAACGGCAACGGGTTTTGTATTATACACAGGCCCTAGCACAATCAATTTAGGATTGCTGTTAAAGTTACTAAAATCACTAATAGGTTTTTGTGAACTGTCAGCCATACCAAACTCTGGGAAGTAGGCATGCCCCACTACCATGACATCAGCAGCACCAATTCGTTTACCTAATTCCGAATCTGAACGTACATGGTAACATGTTTGTGATTTGTTGTTAGGACAGAAGTTATAAACACCTGACGCATCAACAGCAGGACGTTTTAAGAATAATCCGTCGGCATATACAAAGCCAACAAAGTCTTTAGGAGTAGCAGCATCAAAATAAGGATACAGGTTTGAAAACTCTGTTGCAAACTGCGCTCTGGCTGTTTGTTCTTCTGGAGTTTTAGGACTTCCTGATTTGTTTTGAATAAAGTCTTTGATCTCTTCTGGGCTAGATGTCTTAGCACCTTTGCTCCAACCATTGTGTCCTGCTAGCAATAACGGACCGCCTTTAGTTTCACGCCCCCAATAGATTTGAGGATTACCGTCCCACTTCATACGGATACTTTGTGATCCCTGGGGAGTTTGAAAATCTTTAATATGTTGGAGGGCCTCAAGCGTACCTTGTGTTCCGTGAAAGAACACAAAGTCTTCTAAGTGATTAAAAGCACGACCTAGTTGTTTAGGTGCTTCTGCTTCTTTTAAAAATTCAAAGGCTCTCATATTTCTTTTTGTCGTAATGACCTTGCTCTATATGCTTTGATTGCTCATCTGCAAATAGTTTGCACATTTCAACAATTTTATCTTTGGTAAAGATTTCGTCCCGGTTCTCAAGTTCAAAAACTTCACAGTATTCGTCAATAGCATGTCGTACTGGTTTAACATAGTGTTTCCAGCAGTCTGGATGATCTGGGTTTTCTTTTTGTTTGGCTGAAGCGGGAAGGATATGTTGGGACAATAGTTGATTATTGTTGTCAATAAAAAACTTTAGATCGTCTAACCAATCAATATCTTGTTCTTCTTCTGATTTAGGGCCACCAAGTGCGGACCACATTTCATATAACTTTACCATTATTACACACCCTTAGTATTGTACAGTACGATTCCGTAAGATCATACTATATTTACCTGCTGCAAAGTCTTAGAAGTTATATTGAATAGATAAGATAGACCCGCTTTGCACGTTATATGCAGCACGGATCCATACAAAATTGCCAGTGAAATTGATACCGTAAGTTGTAGTACCACCGGAAATAGTGCTATCTCCGCCAAACTCTGTATCAACTATGTCAAACCAATCATTGTCACTGGGATCAAGTGCAAGAGTGGCCTGCATTTTTATAGTACCTTCAAATGAATCTACTTTATAAAATGCAGTATGTAGATTGCTTTCTGATCTATGATAGCCTGCTCCTGGTTGTTTTTTGGAATACGAAAAACCTAGGCCTGAGCTATCGGTTGAAAAGTTCTCTAATAGAATTATGGTTTCTGTTGACATCTCTTATTTATCGAGTATTTGATACTCATGCACTTTGCCTATTACTTCTGCACTACGTAATTGCATCATAAACAGGGTCTGTTCGTCTTCTACAAGCACATATCTACGATCCCAGTTCCAGTCAGTTTTAATAAACCAAGTTTTTACAGTGTCCGACATTAAAATACGAGGATCCTGAGTTTCAGCCCAACTAATAAAGCTCTCTTTTTTAGCAATATCACCTTTTAATTTGTGAGGTAATAGATAAACTTTAAATTTATATTTGTCGTGTGGCAACTTCTTGGTTAAAACTTTATTACCATTGAGCAACACATCCTCGTAACCAGGCGCAGGTTCAAACCCGTGCCTTAAAACACTGCCGAACTCTTTATTGATTAGCTCATAAAATTTGCGATCGTTGGTGTAAAAGTCAATGTATGCGCCTTCAATTCGTTTAGAATGTTCAGTTAGTCCTTCTTTTTCTAAAAATTCAACAAGTTGTATGATCTGTTCTGAATTTGCTCTAGCAGATTTATGTGTGCCGTAATAATTTAAGTGATTATCATCGGATGCAAGGCAAATCTTTCTAACATCATCTAGTGATGTTGTTCTAAAAATGCCAGCACCTTTTATCACTAAAGTGGATTTAAAAATCCACTTGTTGTAGAACTTTTTTTGAGTATGTTTGATGTTAGGTTGATTGTTCATTGGTCAACAGTTCAAGTTCGCTACTGCGCTTTAAGGCTTTCTTTTGCTCTTTGGTCAATAGCGGACTGATATTAAATTGCAATTCATCGTTGGAAATACTAACATCAACTCTACCACCGTCTACTAAATCGCCAAATAACACTTTACGACTCAGCGGAGATTTAATCTTGTTATCGATTAAACGAGCCAACGGCCGTGCGCCCATCTTTTTATCGTACCCTTTTTCAGCTAACCATTTAGTAGCTTCAGTGTTTAACACAATTTCAATATTCTTGTCTTTTAGTTGAGCATTCAACTCTCCAACAAACTTCTTGACAATCTGTTGTACAACAGGCATAGCTAGGCCAGCAAATTTAATAATGCCGTCTAAACGATTACGGAACTCTGGCGGAAAGAATTTTTTAACTGCTTTATCGTCTTCACCGTCTTTTTCCATTTCGCCAAAACCAATGGAGTTCTTTTCATTGTCAGCAGCGCCTAAGTTTGATGTCATAATCAAAATGCAGTTACGTCCGTCTGCTTGTTTACCATTTGATCCAGTAACAAATCCATTGTCCATAAAGCCAAGCAAGATATTGCTGACATCTGGATGTGATTTTTCGATCTCGTCAAGTAATAGGATACAGTTAGGTGTTTCTTGTAACTTGGTAATCAATTGACCTGCATTATCTTCATAGCCAACATAGCCGGGGGGAGCGCCAATCAATCGTGCTACTGAGTGTTTTTCTTGATATTCACTCATGTCAAATCGCACTAGAGGCATGCCCATCTTTTCACCTAACGCTTTTGCAGTTTCTGTTTTACCTGTACCTGTAGGACCCAAGAACAAGAAACTACCAATAGGCTTGTTTGCTGATTTCATACCTGCCTGTGCCACAAAGATTTTATCTAGTAATGTATCAACAGCAGTATCTTGACCATATACCGCAGACTTCATGCCACCTTCTAAGTCTGCAAGATTCTTGCTTTCTTTTTGTGCAACAGTTTCTAGAGGCATATTGATCATTTTACTCAACTCATAGACAACCTGTTCAACGTCTACAATTTGCTCAACGCCTTCCATGGTTTCGTCATCTTTGAGTTTATAACGAGCAGCAGCACAGTCAAGAATGTCAATGGCTTTATCTGGCAACTTTTTATCAGCCATATATTTGACACTCAGTTTCACGGCTTGATCAATAGCTGCATCTGTAATTTTAACATTGTGATGTTTTTCGTAATACTTGCGAACACCTTTAAGAATTTTAACAGTGAGTTCTGATGTAGGCTCGTCAACTGTGACACGTTGGAATCGACGCATCAGGGCACGATCCTTTTCAAAGTACTTGCGATAGTCTTCCCAGGTGGTACTTGCAATTAGTTTAAGTACACCTTTAGTAAGGATAGGCTTTAACATATTTGCCATGTCGTTGCTACCTTGGTTAGAAGCACCTGCACCTTGCATCATGTGTGCTTCGTCAATGAAAAGAATAATTTTACCTTTCTTTTCTAACGCAGCCAACACAGCTTTAACACGTTCTTCAAAGTCACCGCGATACTTACTACCAGCAAGTAACGCTGAAATGTCTAGACTGTAAACCTGATGATCTTGAATAAACTTAGGAACTTTCTTTTCAAAGATCTTACGTGCAAGACCTTCGGCGATAGCAGTCTTACCAACACCTGGATCACCTACCAACAACACGTTGGCTTTATTTCTACGGGCAAGTACCAACTGAACTTTTTCTAGTTCATCATCTCTGCCAATAACAGGGTCAATCTTGCGTTGCTTTGCTGCAACACTTAAATTGGTGCAGAATGTATTGATAACTCGTTCCATTTGATTTGGGTTCGTAATTGCGGTTTCAGTTTCGATTTCTTCTTGATTGTCAACAATCTCTTGGAAGAATTTAATAAATTTATCTTTAGTCAATCCACCTTTTGTAAGGAAGTAAAAACCAAAGCTATTTTTTTCTTGCAGGATGCTGATAACAACATCTGCAATTTCGATACGTTGCCGCCCACTAAACAACACCTGAGTAAAGCATCTATTTAGAACACGCTCAACTGACTGAGTTTTTCTAGGACGTTCTGCGTCTGGGTTTTTAATATCATTTAAATTGTTTTTAATATAATGATCTAAATTAGTTTTAATAAAGGTTGCATCTGCACCGTACTCTTCTAGCATTTTAAAAGAGTCCGGGTCACACATAATGCCAAACAATAAATGTTCAACCGTTATATATTCGTGCTCTAATTGCTTGGCAATCTGCACACTGTTTTCAAAAATAACCTGTAGGGGTTGGCTTGGTTCAATCATTTAGTTTTTCTAATCCTCTTCATAGCTAATTGTAACTTCATAGGCGACACAATGTCAACAAAACATGTGCCATTGAGATGATCATATTCGTGTTGAAAACATCGAGCTAGTAGGCCATCAATTTCTGCTTCGATAGTATCACCGTTGCTGTTTTGATATTCAACTTGAATTGCTTTTGGTCTTTTAATTGACAACCATAATCCTGGATAACTTAAACAACCTTCTTGCTCTAATACTGTTTCCTGACTTCGAGAAATAATCTTAGGGTTGAATACAGCAAATGGTTCTGGAAAACCAGGAATAGTTTTGCTTCCCATAACAAACACTTGTTTAGCTAGACCGATTTGATTAGCAGCCAGACCAATGCCATGTGCCGCGACCATAAATTCACACATGTCTTTTTCTAATTGTACCGCATTGCCGTCTTCTAAAAAATTCCAAAGACTGCTTGGTTGTACAAGAGTTTCGTGTGGCCCTAATTTAAATTCCATTTTTAATATCTCGAACTGCGTTCATTTGTGTTGGTGTTAGATTTCTAGGAATCTCAACATTGACTTTAATCAATAACGATCCTTTAATTCTTGATCTTATGTTAGGAACACCTTCGCCTTTGCAACTTAGTACAGTTCCTGGCTGAGTACCTGTGGGTACTCCAATATTGATGTTTTTACCTTCAAGCGTGGTTAAATTTATACTGGCACCTAGGATAGCATCCCACGCAGACACAGTATGTTCGTAAATTAAATTATCGCCTTCACGTATAAATTTAGGATGTCGTTTGACATATATTGTAACAATTAGATCACCTGCTGGTAGATCTCTAAAGCTGTCGTCCCCCATGCCGCCGTAGCGTATTTGCTGACCATGATCTACTCCGGGAGGTATGCTGATGTTGATCAGTTTGTTACGCCCACTGGGCATATTCATTTCAGCGTTTAGATCTTTGCCTGCAATTACTTCTTCTAACGATAGTTCAACATTGATGTTGACTGACTTATTTTTTCTTGGCTGTCGACCAAATCCAAAGTGTCCGAATATATCTTCCATGCCTGGAGGAACTCCACCACCAAAGTGGAATTCAAACGGGTTGTTTTGATAAAAATGTTGGCCGCCGCCCTGATGTTGTTGATTGGGGTCAACACCCATGTCAATCATTTGTTTCTTTTGAGGGTCGCTTAAAAACTCATATGCTTGGCTAATTTCTTTAAACTTCTTTTCGTCACCTCCACGATCAGGATGGTGCTTCATAGCCATACTGCGATATGCTTTTTTAATGTCAGCGTCTGATGCGCCTCGTTGTAAACCTAGTGTAGAGTAATAATCCATAGTTATATTATACGATAAAAAAAGGACTGTGTCAAGCAGTCCTTTTATTTACTACAGATTTACTGAGCTGTTATTTTTTCTTGGCAGGAGCCTTTGCTGGTGCATCTGGAACTTTAGTACCTTCTGCTTTTTTGTGTTTTTTGACTTCTTTTTTAGCAGTTGCAGCTGGTTTCTTGTCTGCTGGTTTATCAGCAGCATGAGCAACTTGATAGCCAACTAGTGACCAAATTACAATGTTTAATGCAATTAGAAATTTTTTCATGATCATGTCTCCTTATAATACTGGATCATCTTGTTGCGGGACTACTTTTTTGCCTGTACTTGAAAAGCCTACCTGTGCTGTTGGTGTTGAAATTGGAGTTGTCCCCCAGCTTGCTGCTGGTGCTGTAGGTGTGCTTCCAAAGCTGCCTCCGCCAAAGCCACTTGGTGCTGCTGGTGTTGGAGAACTGAAGCCCCCAGGTGAGGCACCAAATCCTGGCGCAGGTGCGCTAGGTGCTGTAAACCCGCTTGATGGTAATTGTGCTCCGCCATTGTTTGCTCCGCCTAATTTTTCTTGTGTACGACCAAATGCCGCAATGCCAAGGACTGCACCCATTGCGATGTGGAATAGGCCGGCACCTTGTAAGGTCAACGGATTCCACTGTGTAATTTGTGTATGGGTAAATGTCTGTAGTAGACTCCATAAGATTGGGAATATAACCATGTCCATTGTACAGACCAGCATGTACATCCAACCCATCATTGGACGCCATTTTGAATTCATCCAATCTTCTTTCTTTTGTTCGCTTGCGCTTTTTAATTCTTCTGCCATAGTTCGCTCCTATTTGTCTTTACATCCAAAGCAAAACGCCTTGGCTTGATAATAATATTCCTACTCCTGCAACTACAAAACTACCCCAGAACAACGGCATACTAACAGCAAGGATACTTGCTGATAACAATACAATTGACAATTGATATGCTGTTGATGCATATCCAATCCAAGGACTACGCTTCTTTGCTTCATCGCGTTCTGCTTCAAGAGCTTTAGCCTTGGCTAGTAAATCTTTCTTACCGTCCTTTGGCTCGTTTTCGTAACGATCAATCTTTGCACGAAGTTCGTCGGCATATTTTTTCTCACCTGCTTTTTCTGCATCATGTAATGCATACTCGGCCATTGTTTGTTTCATGCTTTTTGCTTGATAGAAACTGTAAGTATCGTTGGCCTTGATGGTATTGTTCAACACTGTAGAACTTAAACCACCACCGTACCATGCGTTGACAGCCAGCAACAATGCAAACACATTGATAACCATACCTGCTTTGTCTTTGATCTTTGCTTCGCGCTCTGAACGTGATCCTACTGGAGGCTTAGGTGCATCCGGATCTTTTGGTGTTTTGTTGATTAGATTTAGAACAGAATCTAATAATGCCATATAGTTTTCGCTCCTATTTTGTACTACTATTTAGTTTTTTGGGTGTTTTCCGCCACAGATTGGGCAGTCTTCGCGTTCTTTGCTCATTTTATTTCCTCGTATATTTTCTTTTGTGCTAGATACCATTCTATCCAAGCATTATACTTTTCTCTAAGTTCGTAGTATTTGCCTGCGTTTTCGTTGGCATTTTCTATTATGTCACTTAGTTGAATTTTTTTGCTGGTATCCAGCGGAGTTAGTTTTCCTGCAGGTTCTTTTAATATTGCAGGAACTTCGGGGAATTTTACAGTAACAGGTGCAGTTGTTGAACAACCTACAAGAGCAACTAGAAGAAAAATAGCTAAAATCTTTTTCATTTCTTTTCCTCTACAGGATCTGCTACTGCTTTATTGTATAGATCAATTGCAACATCGTTGATCTTACATTCTGCATTGATAATCTCTTTTTGCTTTTCGATCTCAACTCTAACAACTTCTACTTTCTTTTCAACAACTTTAACACGTTCTACAACTTTAGTTTGTATGACAGTATTGACCTGTTGTGATTTTTCTTCGGCTACTTTTAGTTTAGCTTCTAATTCTGCTACTCGAGCTAGCCAAGCAGATTGAACACCATGCCCGCCGTAGAAGTAAGCACCAACAACTAGGAGAACAACACCCACTAGTTCTGCTGGCAGTTTG